CAGGATCATTTATATCAACATCATGTACAAGACCAACAGGCCAGGATCTACTTACATGTTCCACTCCATCTGCGTCTACTACAGTTCCTTCAATGTAATAAGGACCATAAACAGTAGTTCCAGATGAATGAACCGTATCAACTCCGATATATCCTCTAGTACAACCAAGGAATTCATTCTGTGTTCTTGAAGTATAATAAATTCCTTCACCATCAATAAAGATAATACCTCGATCAGGGAATCCAAGGGTAGATTCAACAACAATTACATCAATACCAGGAGTAAAGTCATCTGCGTCAGTCCTATCTGGTTTATTGACATTATTGGTTAGTCTAGTGTGGGGATTTATTGTAAAATTACCCTTTATACTATCTTTATTGACATATAGTTCATATTGGGTCTCCGATCCATTCTGATAGGAAACTGCATATTCTACAACTGCAGAAGCAATCAAATCATCAGATTTGAGTGCGCGATCCTGGATTGTCATATCATCAAGGACCACATCAGTCACAACACCTGAATATGGTCTCTGTTTGATCTCACTTCCTATTAATCTATCAGGTAAAATGTAATTTTGTCTAGGATCACAGAATACCTCGGGGATAGGAACCGTTCTCATAATGAATGGCTCAAACCAGGTTGACTTAGAAGGGATCATCATCCTGTCTCCAGGATAATTGACCTCTACATCATTTTCAGCAAATAGGATTTTGAATAGGGCCTTGATTCCAAGTTTAGATCCCTTAGACCTAAAGAAGTGTTTGACCTTGCTTAAGAAAGTTGCACGGTTAATCTCTACGGCAACATTCTCGGAATCAATACTATGAGTGAAGGTTCTATGGATAGTATCCAGTATAGAGGACAAGAACAGTGTGGATACATTGACCACCTTAGCCCCATCTGGATGATTCTTGGGTTCAGTTCTGATGTAACTACCAGGTCTTCTAAAGGTTGGAAGAATAATAGTGGCTGATGCACCCCTCAGCAATCCTTTAAGTACATTGCCTTCCCTCTGACGGTATAGTATGATTTCATCTTGACTTTCTTCACCTGTTGTGATGAGAACAACGCCATTTTTCAGTGGAAACCCGACACCACTCATTAAATGGATCTCGTTCTCTTCTGATGCAGGAAGACCTATTACTTCATCACTAAAATCCAATAAAACCTGGGATCCATCGGGAATAGGGTCAGATTCATCTAAATCATCTAAAATATTGTTAATAATCGTAGTTCCTTCATTACCACTAGTTGCAAGTGTAGTATATTCAACTATTTGTTGTTTGTATGATAAGAACTCTCTGTAATCTAATAAACTCTGTAAAATATCCTGACCAAATCCAATTCTTTCTTCACTCTCTGCTGACCTTGTCATAAAATTGACAAAGTTCCTATAATTTTGATTTGGATACGTTTCTCTTGTTAGAACACCATTTTTAACAAGAGATCTTTCAATTCCAGATACAACAGAGTCAGGATTGGCAATCCAATCTGGTAAAATAGAATCTACTTGGGAAGAAGGAAATATTACTTCGTTATTAATCATGACGTGCTTACTTCGGTGTCAATAATGGCTTGAATAGTAGATTTTGCAATGTCAAGATTGATGTAAACATCTCTATCTGCTACAATATCATTATTATTGGGCGTAGATCTAACTTCAATGATATTGTCTTGATTAGATGTTGAAATAAAGTTAATTCCATTGTCTAGTTCATAACCCAATAATAATTCACCTCGTTCGTGGTATAATTTACCGAATGGAACGATTCCAGTACCATCATTTAACTCTACGACAATAAAGGTTGCTGCTTTGTAGTTTTCTTTAGGTGAATTTACAGTAATTACATCTCCTGCATTATAATTTAAACCTAGATTGTCAATAGAAGGTGTTACTGCAGCAATGTTTCCCTGTGAGTCCACCAATAAATCAACTTTTAGGCCTGTTCCACTACCATTTGATGTAGTAGGTACATTGAATAGTGAATCTGCAGGTTTGAATCCACTTCCCGCGTCCTGGATCTCTAATCTCTTGACACTAGTTGAAGAATTCTTACCAATTAAATCCTTCAACTCAGTTTTTGGTTTAGAAATAAAGTTTACACGAACCTTTTCATTTAATTCATTAAAATAGAAACAATATACATCAGATACAAGTTCATTGAAATCAGTTTCTACATTCCTCTCATACCGAATGGTCTTTGGATCGTTCTCAAAGTAATATGTCTTAAGATCTCTAATATTATTCAGTTCTAAGAAGAAACCAGATGAATATAAAGTTGATACATCTTTGTTTGATTCAATAAATTGATCAAAACAAATTTCATAGGTTGCATCAGTATTCAAGACCACTGTTATGTCTCTTCTCATCGTCATTGTGGTCTCATTACGAGTTATGGAATAATCTGCATCATCAATTGCACCAATTAATTTGGAATATCTGATTGCACCACCAAAATTAGGTGTTGTAGTGGATTTCTTGAAGTTCTCTAAACTTTCATTGACCAATGAAACAATTGCATATGAGTCCTTTCTAGTCTTAAGTTCATCATAATAGACCATACTGTTCAATTCAATATTCAAAATCAGTGGATCAACGATATTGATGTCCAAAGAGGCCACCCTGAAGGGATCCAAAGAATCTTTGATGTACTTCTTTGTTAGATTGGACAATTTATTGCCTGTTTTTGGTTTGATTGCAATGTAAACTCGTCCATATTCAGGAATCGGGAGGGTTTCACCACCGTAAGCATAGACTGCGTCTACTGCAGGGAACACTTTTCTAACTAATGTTTCATAATCTTCTGATACCACACATCTAGATTGTGCTGCATACTCCCTAGGAGCTCTAAATTTGATAGATGATTCATCCTCGATACTAGATCCACCCTCTGTAATACCCACAGTATCAATCACCATACTCTCGGATACTTTATTATTGAATGAATCGTTAACAGTACCTATAAAAGTGTAATTAGAGGTACTCTGAATTCCGTTACCCAGTTCGGCATTTGATGAAATATAACTAACAAAAATTTTAGAACCATTGTTTAGTTTTCTTCCGAAGAAACCGTCACCAAATACCAACTCATAATATTTTTTATCTACTTCCTCTATCCAGTATGTTCTAGACTCTCCTGTCAGTTCTACAAAGTTACCGGCCTCAATATAAGGCTTTACTTCGTTTTGATTTGGGTCTTCCTGAACTTCGACTAATAAACTAGTAGTGTCAATGTTGATATTTTCTAAAATAAACTTTTGGTTAAACTCAGAATAGTCAACAACAAAGGTATTAGACAACAAAACACCTTCATAGATACGAACATCTAAAAATTCACAATAACCAGTACTCGAAACAGAAGCAACTTCCGGCTGATTGATATTAAAGGTCAAGGAAGCACTACCATTCTTGACTAATGCAATTCTACCTGGAAGAATAGTTAGTGTTTTTGGAAAACCTTGTGGATAATTATCTGCTCTTAACTGAATTGATAGGTCAAAGGTTGTGGTTGCAGAACGACTAGACCTAGGAACATAACCAATCGTCCTTGCATTGGCAACTACGTTCTTACGAATAGAAGAGGATGCCAAGAAACTTTCGTTGGCAACCATATTTGTGCTATAAGCATTAAGTTGTGCTTGATATGCAATGAGGTTTAAAATGACCTGAAGATTACTTCCCCTAAAATCATAGTCAGTGAATTGCTTTGTGCTCTTCAAATATGAAATCAAGTTCTCCTTTATTTGGTCAAAATCAACCTCAGTAAGATTTATAGGACCAGACAAGACCTTTACCTTGTATTTCTGTTATTTATAACCTATCTCGAAGGAGTTAAAATCTGTTGAACTGTGAAAACAGTCTCTCTTCCAATAATTTTATATTTTATTGTTGCAATAAATTCATATGTTTCTTCTTTATTATCTACTCTGACTTCTTGTAATTCAACTCTAGGTTCATTAAAGTTAATTGTTCTCCTTATTTCCTGTTCAATAACCTCTGCTGTAAATGAATCATTAAATTCAAATAGTAAAGCGGTTACGTTTGAGCCAATATCTCTCTGGAATGGAACCTCGTTTGGTTTGATTAAACAGAGATTTTTGATAGAATTATTAATTGCACGATCATCAGAGATTGTAGTTAAGTCTCCGTTGATAGGACTGGGGTTAAATGTAAGTGAAATATCCTTAAATGTCTTATCCTTACGACGTAATTCAGTCATTTTGATCAAACCACTGAGGATATTGAGATTTTAGACGTTCTTCTGTCTGTTGTGTCTTCAATTTTTGTTGTCTATGCTTCTCTAAGTACTGTTCTGATGCCGGATCTGTAATTAGAACCCTAGTTCCATGCTCCTGGAACATGACTTCTGATAAAAAGTCAGGATTTGGATGATTTGACATGAAAAAAGGGGCGATTTCTCACCCCTATTTATCACTTACCTTGACCTCTTGATGGTTTTCGACGAGGACGACGACCTCGTTGACAGAATTTAGTCAATTTTGAGTCACCTTGGAAAGTTTTCTTCTTCTCATGCTTGATTTCAAGCTTTCCTTTTGCATTGTAAAAGACTGCCATCAGGATTCAGTAGTTTTAGTAGTGGTTTTCTTGGTGGTTGAACGTTTTGCAGAACGAGTAGCAGGCTTAGAGGCTACAGGTTTCTTTTCAAGTGTAATTACTTTCTCGGTCAATTCCTCAATTCTTTGGTTTTGACTCTCGATAAGGTCTTTCTGACTTTCAACTAGTTTCTCAACTTTAACTAGTCGTTCTGCGATCATCATCATACGATCGATGACTGGTTGAATTTTATCAGGTTTATACCCAGGGGTCCGGGCTACTGTGCCAGATTGTTTGGCGTTAGCATACTGTCTCATTGTCTATCTCCAATTTTGTAAGACGTTTTTCAAGTTTCTCAATAGAATAATGTAACTTATCCAGGATTTGAACCAAACTTTCGTGTTCCTCTTGGCCGGGAGCACGGTACATTAGTTCAACTTGGGGTTCATTCATTAAAAAACTCACTTGGTAGTGGATATTTACCCTCCCAGATAGGAGGAATCATAATAGTGCGGGCTGCGTCAGGGCCAAAACGGCTCCACATAGTGTAAAAATCTTCGACTTTAGACCTAGAGCAAGGATACTTTCGGATATTTTCGAGATTTAGAAGGAGAATTTCCTTCTGCACGTCTTCAACAGTCATAATTAATGAATTGACTCCACTATTATATGGTTATTTATGGTAGTTGTCAACCCCTTATCACTTACCTTTGCGGATGGCAACAGAAGTTTTCTTCTTAGGCATGTTGGGATAGTAGGTCTTACCAACTTCAGCCTTACTTACAACTTTACCAGTATCGGCCTCTCTGTGCATACCTTCTTCAATTGCCTCTAGCCACTCTTCACTCATGTGATTGAATAGGACTTCAGCAGATACAGGGTTGTTGGCGAATCCTTCGTTTACAAGGTGTGCTAGGACCTCTTCCTTACATTCACACTTGTCCTTCTTACCACCCTTCTTCTCGTCCTTCTTATCCATCTTGTCCTTCATAAAGGGTGGTAGGTCCTTCTTCTCTTCGGCTTCCTTTACAGACTTACCCATGGCCTTCTTAATGGCCTTGTCCTTAGACCCCATGTACTCAGCAGTACCGGACTCTACCTTGCCGTCACCATCATAATCTTTATCAGCCTTCTTCTTGGATTCGTATACCTTTTGGTATAAAGCATCCATTTGATCAAATCTATTATAACTAAAGGGTCCTTGGGATAACATTGTAACTTGTTTATTATTACCTTTATTTATAAAGAGACCCCTTGTACTTGACAAGAGGTCCTTTTTTGTGTACAATATGAGTGTCCGAATAAAGGTTG